AAGCCTTGGACCTCGCCCTGCTGGATGCCCGAGTGACCGCGCTGATCAACGCCATTCAGGCGGAAATCCCCGCTTTCGACTTCCTCGACCCCGCCAACTTGGGCCAGCCCGTTGGCGGGGGATATTTCGGCGGCCTGATCAGCCATACGGCTGACGGCAACCCGACCCATGCGCTCATCGTGGCTCCAGCCGCGACCGGTGCGACGGGCACTGGCTACACGTTGACCACCAACCTGGCGTGGAAGACCTCTGATACCGCAACAACCGGCACCACCAGTTTGTTTGATGGCGTGGCCAATACGGCTGCGATGGTTGCAGCGGGGATCGCGAATCATCCCGCCGCACAGTTCTGCACTGGGCTGACTATCGGCGCATTCAACGATTGGTATCTACCCAGCCAACTCGAAAAGGACATCGTTTATTTCAATCTCAAGCCCACAACTACCTCTAACGCTACTGGCACGGGCACCAACGCCTATGCGGTGCCACCGCGCACGGCAAACTTCACGGCGGGGAATCCTGCTCAAACTACGGTGGCAGCATTCCAGGCTGGTGGCGCGGAGGCATTCGCAGCCGCCAACCACTGGGCAAGCAACGAGGTAACCGCTGCGAATGGTAGGCGGATTACCTATAACAACGGTGCGATTAGCGCGGCGGCCAAGAGCACACTTAACCCCGTGCGCGCTTTCAGGCGCATTGCCTTATGAGCAGCCTCCGCGAACAGATCCTCGAACGTATCCGCACCGTGACCCTCCCTGGCACGGTGCAGGTTGGCAATCGGATTTTCCGCAGCCGTGCGCAGGCGTATAGCAAGAACGAAGCACCAGCGATCAACATTTCCCCCGGCGAGGACAACCCGGTGAACGCCCCGCGCACGACCGGCGCCAGCCTGGGCAGGCTTGATCAGGCGCTGCCGGTGTTGGTCGAGATCTACGTGCGCGCCGACGTGCCCGACCAGCTGGCCGATCCCATCGGCGTTGACGTGCACGCCCGGATGATGGCCGATCGCACCATGGGCGGCCTGGCGCACGACGTGCAGCCCGATGGCTGGCGGCCTGAATGGGACCAGGCGGACGGCTCCGCCGGATGGATGCAGCACCGGTTCCTGATCAGATACCGCACCCGAGACGACGCGATCGATCAGTTGCCCTGAGCCGGCCTCCGTAGCCTGAGGTTAGGACGCTCAGCCCCCACCTATGGCGGAACAATTCGAGCACCACGGCGAGTCTGGCGAGTATGTGATGCTCCCCAGCGGCCAGATGGTGCCTGCTGCTGACTACCAGCCGCCCAAGCCGCCTGAGCCCACCAAGCCCGCCCAACCCAGCAAGGCCAAGGACTGATGACCGCCCTCCTGATCCGTAATTCGTTCTTGCTGGCCAAGACCGAAACCGCTTACGGCACCCTGGCCAGTTCAATCGGTGCATCCGATGCAGTGAAGATCACCTCGCTGGAGGTAAACCCGCTAACCGGCACCCGAGTAGAGCGCAGCCTGATCAAAGGCTTCCTCGGCGCCGACCGCCAGCCGCTCACTAATGAGCATGTCGCCGTCACCATTACTTTCGAGTGGGGCGGCTCCGGCGTCGCTGCCACCGCACCCCGGTTCTCTCCGCTGCTGCTCGCGGCCGGCATGAATCTGGCCGCATCAGCCGAGATCACCGGCACGGCCACTGCAGGCGGCGCCAACACCATCACCCTGGCGGACCTGGGCGGCAGCAACCCGGCGACTGACGCCTACGTGGGTTTTCCGATCGAGATCACCAGCGGCGCCAATGCCGGCAACAAGGGCGTGATCGTGGCCCACAACGGCACCACTCGAGAAGTGACGGTGGTGGCGTCCACGGCATCGTTCACCGGCGGCGCGGTGAACTACAAGATCCCCGCGCTGTCGCTGTACCAGCCGATCAGCACTTTCGGCAATGGCAGCAGCTGCACGCTGGTGGCGGTGAAGGATCAGAACGTGCACCGCATCGAAGGCTTCCGCGGCTCCCCGGCGCTCAACTCGCCGCTAAACAGTTACGGCACCTTCACGATCACCGGCATCGGCAGGTACGTCACCCCAACCGCCAAAAGCTCTGAGAGCTTCACCTACGGCAACCAGGCCGAGCCGGTGCCCGTCACCCCGCGTCACACCAAGGCGCTGCGGTTCCAGGGCTACGGGCCCTGCACTGAGGGCTTCACCTTCGACTGGGGCCTCACTACCTCGTTCCGTTCGCTGATCAACTGCGAGCCTCACGCCCGTATCACCGATCGCCCGAACCCCAATGGAACGCTGACGATTGAAAATCCGCCGGTTGCGACCAAGGATTACTTCACTGCTGCTGCTGACAACAGCGGCGCCAGCGATGGCACGTTCGTGGTGCAGCAGGGTACGGTAGCAACGGAAAGCTCCATTTTCTTCTGCCCGAAGGCTGCAATCAGCGGCGATCTGTCGTTCAGCGATTCCGACGGGATCGACATGTTGCAGATCCTGTTTACTGCGCTGCCCAAGACGCAGAACGACGAAACCCGCCTGATCTTTTTCTGATTCGCCATGTTTCACCTGTTTCAGCCCGACCACATCGAATGGCCGGTGAGTGTTGACCTGCCGGCCAAAGGTGGAGTCAAGAAGCCCTACAAGTTCACCGCTCATTTCAGCGTGCTCGATGAGCAGGACGCGCAGGCGCTGCAGGATCAGCACAATCAGATGTTGGTGGCGATGCGTAAGCGCATCGAGGCGCTGCAGGGCTACGCCAAGGATGAAGAGGCCTTACTGAGCGACCCGCTGCCCTGCACCTATCAGGACCTGGCCGATGAGGTGCTCTGCGGCTGGGGTGATGAGGTGGTGGGCGAGGATGGCGAGCCGATTGAGTTCAGCGACGCCACCAAGGCCCAGCTCTACCGGGTGCAGGGCGCCAGTGCTGCGATCTTCAAGGCCTGGCTAGAAAGCCTGGGCCAGCCCTCTGAGAAGTCCGCCGCGAAGGCTGGAGGGTTCCGCGCAAAAAACTGATCGACGCGGCGCGGTTCCTCGCCGCTGCCGCGAAGGGCGACCCAGCCGACGATGGCAAGGATGCGGCTGATGCTGCGGCGGTGTTCGGCCTAGCGGTGCCTGAGGTGGAGCAGCGGCCGGAGACGTTCGGCCTGCTGGCAGAGAACGTGGAGGCGATCGGGTGGTTTATGAAGCTCCAGACCCAGTGGCGGATGGGGATGAATGGCCCTGTGGGGCTGGACTATCAGGCGTTCATCCTGTGGGCCAAGGATGAGGGCGTGAAGCGCCGTGACCGGGTGTGGCTGCTGGAGGATCTGCGGTTGGTGGAGCGGGAGTTTTTGGGGGTGATGAGGGCGGATCCGTAGGCTGATCTCAGGACTGGCAGCCGAATAGAGCATGGCCCGGATGAGCCTGGATACCGCCATCCGGCTCTCAGCCGAGGTGAAGGGCGGCGGGAATATCACGAAGGTGCAGCGGGAGATTCAGAGCCTTGCGGCAAACAGCAAGCTCACCGCGCGCGATTTGGGCACCATGCGCGTTGCAGCGTTGCAGCTGGCGAAAGCCAACGACGGCACTGTATCTGGCATCCGCAGTAGCATTGCGGCGCTGCGCGGGCTGAAGGATCAGGCCAAGATCGGCGGTCAAGAGTTCCGTGCCCTCGGCGCTGACATCCAGAAGCTCGAAGGGAAGCTGCGGGGGCTTGACGGCACGGCAGCGGCGGCGGGTGATTCGCTAGGCCAAAAGCTCGCCACCGGCCTGGCGGCAGCGGGCATCGGCCGGGGCCTGCAGCAGATCACGATGCAGTTCGGTCGCTTCGACGCGGAGGTGCGCAAGGCGGCGGCCATTGAGGGCAGCGCCGGGGCGTTCGGCGTGCTGCAGAAGGAAATCGAGAAGGTCGCTGCTGTGGCGGCCGGCACGCCCACTGAGGTGGCTGCGCTGGCCACGTCGCTGAGCCGGGCGGGATTTACTGCCCAGGAAACCACGCAGTCCCTGGCGGGCATCGTGCGCGGCGCTGAGGCCACGGCGGTGTCGTTCGAGGAGATGGGCAGCATCGCTGCCGACAACATGCGGGCGTTCGGCCTGGAGACCAGCCAGGTCAATCGAGTCGTTGACATCCTCACGCAGGCGGCGAACAAGTCCAACCAGGGAGTGCTGGATGTAGGCGAGGCGATGAAATACAGCGCGCCGGTTGCCAAGACACTGGGTGTCTCAATTGAGGATCTGGCCGCCACCTTGGGCCTGATGGCCAACGCAGGCATCCGCGGCAGCGACGCTGGCACCGGCCTGAGGATGGGACTGTTCAGACTGCAGACCGCAGCCGGCGGCGCCGATGAGGAAATCCAGAGCCTGACCAGAGGCAACAAGCTGCTGGGCAAGGCGATGGACGTACTAGGCGCCCAGATCCTGGACACCCAAGGCAAGCTCAAGCCAATGGATCAGGTGATCCTGGCGCTCAAGGATAGCTTTGCGAAGCTGAGTATCAGCGATCAGGCAATCCTGGCAAAGGCGCTGTTTGGCACAGAGGCCGCCAGCAAGTTCCTCGCAACGATGAACTTCACTGAATCCAAGATTCAGGAGATGTTCGGGTTCGTCCGTAACGCTGGCGGGGTAGCCGAAGAAACCCAGAAAAAGATGCAGGGTTTCAACTACTCCATCGTGGTGGCCGGTGGCAACGTTGAATACCTGGCCAATCAGATCGGCGGGATGATCGGCGCAGCAATGAAGCCGCTGATTGACACGTTCAACATGGCGATCAGCGCAGCGATGAAACTGCCTGATCCGATCAGGAATATCGGCGCTGCTGCCGCTGCCGCCGGGATCAGCACCCTGGGGCTGGTGGTGGCGGTGAATGCGCTGAAGACCGCCCTATCGGTGGTGGGCGGCATCAAGGCTGCCACGGCTGCCCTGACGGGGTACACCGGCGCAGCCACTACCGCCGGCACTGCATCAGCCGCCGCGGCCACCAGTGCCGGCCGACTGCTGACGGTGCTCGGCACGCTGGGCAAGATCGGCCTGATCACGGTCGGCGTGAAGTTCGCGATCGAGGGCCTTGACGAGCTGCTCACCGGACTGGTGGGCGTGCAGGATGCAGAGGCCGCGGCTAAGGCGATGGCCGAGCGTCGGGGCCTGACCTACACGCCGAGCGCTGCGGTGACGCGCAGGAATCAGGCATCAAGCGCCTACGTGTCCCGCTTTGCCGGGGCCCGCGATGCGGCGTTTGCCCGTGCGCAGCAGATCACAGGCGTGCCGGCCACCGCCGTGCCGCTGCCGGTTGTGCCGGCTGGTGGAGGGGCGGGTGCTGGGGCTGGACGCCAACCCGGCGCGGCTGCCGCCCCTAGGTTTGAGCTCTCCAGCCGCGCCAGGGCATTGATTGCCGCAGCGCAGAAGCTCGGCGTCAGCCCGCTCGACCTGGCGACGATCATCAGCTTTGAGACCGCCGGCACGTTCAGCCCCTCGATCCGTGGCGGCGCTGGCGGCAATTATCAAGGGCTGATCCAGTTCGGCGCGCCTGAACGTCGGCAGTACGGCGTCACTCCCGGCCAGTCGTTCGAGGAGCAGGTAATGGGGCCCGTCGTGCGGTACTTCCAAGACCGCTTCAAGGGTGTGGGCATGAGCACCCAAGGGGCCAGCCTGCTGGACCTCTACACCACTGTACTGGCCGGCAACCCTCGCGCCAACCGCAACGCCCGCGACTCATTCGGCACTAGCGCCGTGAGCGGCGTGCAGCGGATGGAACCGCATCGCCAGAAAGCGCTGAGCACATTCTTTGGTGGCTCAATGGAAAATATTGGGTTTGGCGCTGTCGAACAGGCGCAAGCTCAAGTTGCCGGCTACGAGGAAAGCATGGCCGCAATGGAGCAACTCCAAGAACAGCAAGCCGCCGCACAGAAACAGCTCGAACAGCTCAACGAAGAACGGGCCAAGACCGCCTTGCAGCTTTATAACGAAAGGAGCTTGCTAGGTGCCACAACCGATGAGCAGCGCCGCCGGTTAGAGTTAGAAATTGAGATTGACAATATCACCCAGCAGCATTTTGAGAAGCTGCAGAACCTGAAGGCGATTGAAGAAGAGATCGCCCGACTCGGCGGCGTGGCTGAAACCGCCGCCATCCGCGAAGGACTGGAGCGCGAAAAGGAGCAACAGCTGGCACTGGCTCGGCTCAGGGCAGAACAGGATCTGAACGAGATCCTGGTGGAGCGCCAGCGCATGATGCAAGACCTCACCCGCCAAGCATCTGAGCCGACGGTGTTCAACGTGCTGGAGCAGCAGAAGGCGCAGCTCGATGAGATTCTGCAAAGGTACCCCGCCATCGGTCAGGCGGCTGATGCTGCGGCCACCCTGGCGACCAACGGCATGGCGGAGATGATCGCCGGCACCAAGTCCGCCAAGGAGGTGTTCGCTGACTTCCTGCAGGGCATCGCCAGTGCGCTGATTGACACGGCAAAGAAGATGATCGCCCAGTACATCGCTATCGGCATCGCCCGGATGTTCGCTGGGATCGGTGGATCTGCAGTTGGCGGGTTCTCTGGTTCCTCTGTCGGCCCGTTCGGCGCTGGTGGCATCAGCCCCGCCCTCAGCTTCCCCGCTACCGGCTTCGCCAACGGCGGCATCATGTCCCCATCCGGCCCGCTGCCGCTGAAGGCCTACTCTCGCGGTGGCGTCGCCAGCACCCCCCAGGTGGCCCTATTCGGCGAAGGCTCGATGAATGAGGC